TTTTTAAAAATTATTAAATAAAATTTTTATTAAATTTTTTTGTGGTAAGAAAAAAAAAAAATAATTTTTTTATTTAAACCCAACTTAATTTTTTTTGTACCACACGGCGGGGGGGGGGGGGGGGGGGGGGGGGGGCGGAGGGGCCTGCACCTCGGCAGGCGGCGGCGGCGCGGGTTCCGGTACCGCCGGGAGATACTGCCCACGCCGCGCCGCCCAGAAGGCCTTGTCGTCGGCATCCAGCGCGTCGTCCTTATACGCGTCTTCCCACTCCTGCACCTTCTCCGGACTGAGCGTGGCATCGGCCATGGTGGTCTCCTACTCCTGGGCCACTTTTTTCTTCGGCCCGCGATTGACCCGGTCAACGTCCTCCGGCGCGGTCGGGGCCCCCGGCGTCCGTCCGGGCATGGGCGAGGTGGCGGTGCCAATAAACTGGCGGCTCCTGGGATCGATGCCGTACGAGCGCACCGTCTCCTCGATCTCCGGCCGGGCGCTCTGGATGAAATCCTGCAAGGCCTTCAGATTTTCCATGAGCTGCGCCGGGTTGGTGAGAAACAGCGTCGGGTTAAAGAGGCGCTCGGCGTTGTCGAGATCGGCCTTGATGACGCCGCGGGTGGTGCCGCCGCCGCTGCGCTTGACGGCCATGGCGTGCACGTAAACGAGGATGGAGGAGAGCGTCTGGAGTCGCGCCTGCCCGGCCAGGTAGTTGGCGCTGCTGGAGAGCTGCACTTTCGGGTCTTCGGACTGCTGCGCCAGGAGCCGTGGCAGGACCATCGCCGCGTCAATCTTCCCCGTCACGCCTTCTTTCTTGAGCTGGGCCTCCACCTCCTGGATTTTCTGATTCTTCCAGAGCGGAGAGTATTGCATGACGGTGTTGTAGATCTGCTTGCCCTTGCCCCCCATGCCGATGTTGCCGCGCTCGAGGAGCGGCAGAATCATCTCGCTGAGATCCTGCGTCATCTTCAGGGCCTTGAGCTCATCGAGGGAGGGCTGCGCCAACTTGAGCGCGGCCCGTTCCTCGGTGCGCGCCTCGCGCAGCTCCTTCGCCTTCTTGCGCTCCTCCTCCACCAGCTCGGGTGCGAGCAGAATATCGTTCACCATCTTTTTCTCGGCGGCATTGAGCAGCGGATAGTAGCCCTCGGTTTCCGGGCGCACCTTGCCCTGGGCGAAGAGATCGTTCGCCATGGCCGCCTGGTCGTTGCTGAACTTGCCGGTGAGATCGAGCGCCCGCTGCCGGGCCACGGCATCTGTGGCGCGCCGTTCCTGCTCCTCTTTGATCTGTGCCTCGCGCCGCTGGCGCTCGTTCTCCTCGGCCTTCAGCGCCGCATCCTGGGTCTTGCGGGTCTCCTCGGCTTCTTGCTCGGGACTCAGCCCTGGCCGGACGACAGGGACCCGCGTACCGCCCGGGCCGGTGGTGGGAGCGCTGGCGCCGGGCGCCGCCGTACGCGTGAGAGAGGTCTCGGGTGGCGTGGCGCCCGGGGCAAAGCCCGGGGGCTGCGTCTTGTACGCCGTAATGTAGGCCTGCGCCATCGACGCCACCTTCTCGTCTTTCTGCGCCGGCGTGAGCCCCTCCGCGTCCAGCGTGGCTTGCATCTCCTTGTGCGCCTGCTCCTTGGGAATCGCTTTGTAGCGGGTGGTGTAATGCGTCACCAGGGCCGGGTTGGTGCGGAGTTGCGCGCGACTCTCAGGCACGACGGGCTCTGGAGACGTCGGCGTCCCCGCCCCTGCAGGGCGGGGCGCCGGCTGGGGAGCAGGGGCGACGGGTGAGCTGGACGGCTCTGGCGTGGGCGTGGGCGGCGCGGGCGTGCCGCTGCCCTCCCGGACGTTGCGGTTCGTCGTGGCGCCCCCGCCGCCGCCCGGCAGCATCTGAATGTCCGAGCCCCGCCGCAGCATATCGTAGAGGTCCCGGATGTCTGTCCGCTGCAGCCCTTCATACGTCCAGGTCCCACGCGGCCCGAGCTTCTGCTCGATCAGCCGGATGAGCTCGTTATCGAACACCTCCTTCGCCTTCTGGTCTTTGGGCGCTTCGGGCGGCGCCTCGTAGGCCATGCTCCACTCGCCGGTATCCGGATTGCGCTCGATGACGCCCTGCTTGGTCTTGACGTACTGCGGCCGCCCCGTGGCGCCACTGACGCGCCGATCCTCAAACGCGGCACGAGCCCTGTCCAGCGCCGCCTGCGACTTGAGCCGCTCCAGCTCGAGCTCACGCTTCTGCTGCTCCACGCGCTCTCGCGGCGCGTCCACGACGGCTTTGAGATACGCGTTGCTGGCATCGAGGAGCGCATCGCCTAACACCCCGCCATACATAATGTGACCTTTCTACCAGCTCCAGTCGTCATATGGGACCTGGCTGAAGTCCCCGCCGCCGTAGTCATAGGAGTAGTCCGGCATAAAGTTATAGTTGCCGCCGCCGCCGCCAAAGCCCCAGAGATCGTTGTTCGTGGCCATGGAGTTCTGGAGTTCGGTGGTAATGCTGGCGGTCTGCTCCGGCGTCAGTCCCCCGCCCCCGCCAAAGAGCTGCTTGACCAGGCCAATGATGCCGCCGGCGGCCCCGCCGGCGCCGCCTGCCCCGCCCAGCGCCTTGGTCAGATTGCTGACCAGATCGCTGACGCCCTTGTTCTGCCCCTGGTACGGCTGGTAGGGCGTCGGCGCCCAGGTATCTGGCCGGGGCGAGTCGCCCGGACGCACCGTGCCTGGCACGCTCGGCATGCCTGGTATCCCCGCCGCCCCCGGCACGTTGCCCTGGCTGGTGCGCGCGAAGTTCGGCAGGTTCGTGCCGCGGTAGTCCGGCGTGCCGCCCATCTCCGGCACGTTGGCGTACTGGTACTGCGGCGAGCTCGTAAAGTTGGGGACGTTCGCCCACTGGTACTGCGGCGTGCTCGCCAGGTCCATGTCGCTGTAGGCGTTTACCGCGCCGGTCTGCCCCGCGAGATAGGCCTGCAGGGCGTTTTGCCAGAGGGCCTGCTCGCTCGGCGCGAAGGCTTTGGCGCTCATGTAGTTCGCCGCCTGGCCGTCCGCCACGCCGCGGCTCGCCATCTCGGCCTGCACGTTCTCCGAGATGTTGCCGCGTGCCAGCTCAGACAGCGGATTGTACAGCGCTTCGGCGCCGGCCTTGATCTTTGTCGGATCGCTCAGCGTGGCCCCGATGGCCTGGCGCTGCATATAGGCGTTGAGATCGAGGCCGCGCTCCTGGGCCGCCTCAAACTCGCGCTTGTCGGCCGTCGAGAGATGCCGGGCGAACTGCTGGTCGAAGACTCCGTACTCTTTCTGCCGGTCCTGCTGGGCTTCCTGTACACGCCGGTTGTAATCGGCCAGGGCGATCTGGCGGTCTTCGCCAAAGACGTTGATGCGCCGGTCGCGGTCTTGCGCCGCTTCCTGCACCTTCTGGGCGTAGCTCTGGTCATACTTGGCGCGCTGGTCGCGGTAGTGCTCATACTGCGTGGCGCGGTCTTCGTCAAGCTGCCCTTCGCCCTTCTGGTACGCGGCCTGGCGCTGCTCCTGCTCCTGCTGCGTCTGCTGGTAGTGCGTCTGGTATTTGCCGAGAGCGTCCTGGTAGGCCGCCTGTTTCTGCTGCTGCTCCTGCTGCGTCTGCGCGTAAAAGGTCTCATAGCGCGCGGCCGCCAGCGTGTACGCCTGGTCGATCAGGTCCTTCACCTGTTGCTGGTCGCCGAACTGGCTTTTGAGCTGCTCCATATAGCGGCTGGCATCTTCCAGGGAGAGACCCGCGCCGACCGCGCCGACCACCCCTGAGAGGATCGTCCCGAGTTGTGAGAAATCCATACCCCCTCCTCCACTGCTGCCACTGCCACCGCGACTCGTGCCCGCGTCACTGCCACCGAAGCTGGACGCCAGGGCGAGGCCCTTCTGGGCGGCGCCCCAGCCTTTCTGCCCCAGGGCGAGGACGTCGCCAACGGAGCTCACCCCCTGACTGAGCAGGCTGCCGATGCCGCCCACACCCCCCGCCAGGCCCAGCGCCAGGCTGGCTTTCTGCAGCGCCTCGTTGTCGAGGGCCTGGCCAAACATATTCGTCATGCTGCCGGCCGTGCCAGCCAGACCGGCCGCAGAGCCGAGCGTCAGTCCCCCGCCCGCCAGGAGTGGCGCCAGGGCTGCGCTTGCCCCGGCCCCGAGCCCCAGGATGGCGAGCGCCCCAAAGAGATTATCGCCGAGGCCGAGGGGACTGTCGGACGCCTGCGGCACGCTGGCGCGCCAGTTCTGGTCGCGCAGCATACGCTCTGTGGTCTGGTAGAGCTCGCGCTCCTGCGTCGTGGCGGTGCCGCGCTCGAGCTTTTCGGCGAGCGTCAGCATGATCCCGCCGAGATCGGGCGAGGCTCCACTGAGGGCGGTCCCGGTGCCGGAGCTGCCGGCATCGTACGTCAGGCCGGCGATGTCCCGGAGCGGGATCGCGCGGGCGTCCTGCACCATCTGATCATACTGCCAGCGTTCGAGCTCCGAAAGCTGTCCGGCCTGCGCCTTGGCGCGCAAGTCGAGGAGCTGCGGCAGATAGCCGACGTGATAATCGAGCCCCAGATCCGCGCCGCCTGGCAACCCGTAGCCACTCCAGGTAAAGGGCGTGTCGCCGAACTGCGCGCGGTTGTGCGCCTCGGGAAAGAGTTGCGTCTGCCACGGGTCGTAGCCCCGCGCGATCACCTCTTCGGGTGTGCCCTCAAAGACCCCGTGCGGGCCAAGTAAGTACCGGAACGTCTCTGCCACCAAAAATCCTCCGGGGAGCCAGCCCTCCGCACACCCCCTGGCTGCAGCCAGGGGGAGTCATCACGGGAGCGGCGCCGTGACGATCGGCGTGGGGAGTGGCGGGGTAAAGCCCCGCGCCCGGGAAGCCATTTGCGACAGGGCCGGATAGCTCGAGGTAATCCCAGGCAGGAGCACCGTGGTCAAAGCGTAGAGGCCGTCATCGGCCTGCGCTTTGGTCAATCCGGAGAGCGCCGGCTGCTCATCCATCTCTTCCTGGGTCAAGGTCTCCTTCACCCCGCCTGCGGAATCGTACTGTTGCTGCAACGCCTGGAGCTGCGGCTGCAACTCCTGTATGACCATCTTGCAGACGGCAAAGGCCGTGTTTAACGTGTCGTACTCGAGCTGGGTCATGGACATAACCGGGCCTCCAGGGCAGCCACGCGCTGCGTCAGTTCTTTCACCGCCTCGATGCAGAGGGCTTCAAAAGCCGATAATTGTGTTGTCTTATAGCCGTCGAGTTCCCCCACCCACGCTGGTAGCACCTCCTCCACTTCTTGCGCGATACAGCCCATACGCACCCCAGCGGGTCTCCCCATGTCATTCTCGGTATACGCAAAGAGCACGCCCCGCAGCGCGGTCATGGTCTCCAGGGGATGAGGAATGGGGCCATGGATGCGTTTCAGGCGCACGTCGCTGTACGCCTGCCAGGGACCAGGATAGGCGCTGTAGGGCACGCCGTCACAGTAGATCAGGTTGTAGAAGCGCGCGACAAAGCGCGTATCGAGGGCTCCCTGCACACACAAGTAATCCGGGTAGATGCTATTCGCACGAATGTTGACAGACGGATTGGCCGTGACGCCAAAGCCACAGACGCCGGTAAAGGTCGATGCGCCAAGGACATGGAGCGAGTCCGTCTGGGTATTGGCGCGCACCAGCAGATTGTAGGTGGTGACGAACCAGCCCCCCACCGGCGCCTCGCTGACGCCAATGTGGTCAAAGTGCGCCGCGCCGCAGCGCAGCGCATAGGCGCCAGGCGCGTAGCCCATGCCGACGCCGACAGCAAACTGTGCCGAGCCCGAGAAATAGGAGGCGCCCCAATTCACGAAGCTCCAGCGCGCATCATAGCCTCCCGCCACATAGACCCCATCGCACCACGCCGACGCTGCCCGTATCGAGTAGCCAGTGCCCGGCGCGTAGCCCACGCCCAGGTTGTCAATCTGCGCCAGCCGCGTGCGAAAGTCCACGCCAGCAGTGACCGCAGTATCCGGCCCGTAGTACACCCCGAGCTGCTGCACATACCCCAGCCCTGGACAATCGAGTTGCCAGCGCGCCACGGTCGTGTCCCCGCCCAGGCGGAGGCTGTCGATGATCGCCCCGCCCGACTTGAGCCAGGTCCCCACCAGCGGTGGATACCCGATCCCTACCCAGAGCGGAAACGTTGTGCCCGTGCCAAGCACGCTCATGCTGGTGGCGAATGACACCCCATCGGTGTCGCTCATGATCCCGAGATCAATGTGCGCAAACGTCGGCGCAAAGATCTGCAGCACACTCGACGCAATACCCAGGCCGTAGCGACTCACCCCGCCCGCGCCGCTGGTGTAGAGGTGCAGCTTCTGCTCCACGGTCGAGGCAAACGTCAGCGGCGCGGTGGGCGCCTGCGTCCCTATCCCGAGCCGGTGCATGGCCGCATCATAGTGGAAGGGAGCGTCATACGTGAGCCCGGTGCCGCTCGTCCAGAACGCCACCGCGCCCACCTGCCCGGCGCCTGGGCCGGGCTCGCCTCCGGACCCGCTGCCCCCGCCGCTGTCATTGATAATCCACTTGCGAGAGAGCCGCTCGAGCACCAATACGCGTAAGTCCAGGGCTGCCACAGGGCCTCCTCTAGAGCCGCATCGGACGGCTGGGCGCTTCTGACAACCCGTGCATCGTCACTTCGCGCAGAATAATCGGCCCCTCCCCTTCCAGCTCTGCATACAGCACTTCGCCCTTCACCCCCAGGTCAAAATTCATCGTGGCCGCGGCCTGCCCTTCCAGGCCGGAGGTGGGACTGAGCATGGTGGACACCGTGCTTCTCGCTGTACGAACCTGGGGGCCTTGCCGCTGGGCAGCAGGCCCGAGGACGGCCCGCATGATCACCTCCTGATCCTGGCGCATGCCGATGGCTTTGAGCAGACAGCGCCGGATATAGAGCCGCGAGGTGGCGTTGCGGCCCTTCACCGGGGGAATGCGTACCGACCAGGCGACGTCCGCGCCGTCGTCCCCTTCATCCCCGGCAAACAGGCGCTGCACGCGGCCGCCGCCCTGCTCGCCGGCCAGCACGGAGGGGGTGACGCCCGGCTCAAACTGCGCGTCCAGGGTCGCAAACGCCATCGGGTACGTCAGAATTGTCCAGGCCTGGCGCAAGAGGTCATAGACAAACACGCGCGTGAGCTCCGGCCCGGCGCCAAACGGACAGGCGCAGATATAGAGGGGCGGGTTCTGCACTTGCGTGGCCGTCGAGCGCGCCAGTTGCGCCCAGGTGATCGCCTGAATGTCCGCGGTGACGCGTTGCTGGAAGAGATAGGGCCGGATCGGCTCCGAGATCAGCGTGTCGTTAATCCCATCGAACACCGCAAAGCCCCGGTGCGTCAGACGAATAATTCCCTTGGAACTGAGGAACTGAATCGAGCGCGGCGCGATGCAGCCGAGGTCCGTCTTCGCCTTCTCCACGTTGAAGTTCGGCTGGCCAAAGAGCCCGGTGATCAGATAGGTGGAGAAGTCTTTGAAGGCCACCAGCACGCCCTGGGGGCTAATGCCCGTATCGGCGACCGTGAAGGTGCCGAGGCCCTGCCCTTGCTGGCCGTCGCCACTGGAGAGGAACGTTTGATTTTCCAGGGGCCAGGAGTTGGGATTATTGACGGACGAGCAGCGCAGACTGCTCGGGCCGTCCGTCGTGTTGGTCACAGCCGCGGTGTTCCAGGCCCACAGACAGGAGAGGTGCACCGCCAGATGCTTGGCGCCAGGGGGCGCCACCTGTCCCGCCCCGGTATTGGCCGTCAGACTCCCAAACGTCGTCCCGTCAAAGTATTTGATGGGCTCGTAGCCGGCCGCAAAGATCGCCATGTCGCGCAGCGTCACCGCAAAGGGGAGATCATACGAGGTGGCAAACGTGCCAAGCTGCGGCCAGGGCATGCCGGCGCCGCGGTGATTCAGGAACTGGCCGCTGGCCGAGCGCCGCACGGCCAGATGGAACACCGAGCCGTCATTTTTGACCAGATCGTAGAGGGTCAGCACCGCCGTGGTGCCGAACTGGCCGCTGTCGAGGGTCACGGCGCCGTCGCGCGTGTAGAGTGCCCCGGTAAGATCGAGCAGCATGTTGTTGATCCGGAGCACTTGTTTCTCGCCCACAATGAGCGGCGAGGTGCTGGCGTTGACGCCCCCGGAAAAATCGAGCCTGGAGATGACTTGCACTTCGGCCATGCCCTGCCTCCGTCAAGGAACTACCACGCGCCCGTAGGCCAACATCCCAACATTGGGGGAGCCGTATGCCGCCGCTTGCGCCGGCCAGGGGGTTTGCTGCCAGTTCGGGTCGTTCAGGATGTCGGCCACCATGGCAAAGAATTCCTGCATGAGGGTGGCGGCGCCCTGGCGGTTCTGCTCCGCCTCCTTGACCCTGGCGAGGAGGTACGTCTCGAGGCAGGGCTGGAAGGCCACCGGCACTTCGACACAGTCGGCCGCCCTGGTCACAGGCATCGGCGCGCGCCAGCCTCGGACCCAGATACTCAGATGTTGCACCGCTACGCCCTGCATATGGATCACCGCGCTGGTCCCTCCGACGCCACGCCGCAAACCGCGCAGCCCGGGCGTCAACAGGGGACTCACGTCTTGCGCCAGGTGGCTGTAGTGCATGAGCTCGCCCTCGCAGCGCACATAGCCGTTGGAGAGAAAGCCCGCGGTGCTCGCCAGGTCCATCGTGGAAGAGACCGCGTCCATGGGCGACATGAGCGCCGGGGCCGGGTCGAGTCGATCGGGAAAGGGCCACAGGGACAGCTCCACATGATCGCTGCGGCTGTGCACCGAGTACCACAGCGGCTGGGCAATCGACGTCGAGGGGTAGATCGTATGCACCTCGTCGAGGTACACCAGCCGGTACTGATTGCAGAAGGCGCTATCGATATGCGCGAAGGCGTGCGGCAGATAGAAGATCGACTCGCCGGGCGCTTGTGGCACGGCCGTCCAGTCTATGACGATCCAGTTGGCGCGACGGGCCACCTCCCGAATGCCCCCGGAGAGCCAGCGGTAGAGTGTCGAGGCGCGCAGAAAACTCCCGTTCGCGTCCGGCAGCGGCGCGTCCGTCAGCGGGTCATACACCGGATCGGGCATCAGATCGCGCACGGCGGTGATAATCTCGCCAGCTTTGGGACAGTCGACATTCGGCGCGTACGCCAGGGCGGTGATGTTGTCGGTGCCAACAGCGTCGGCCATCCCTCACGCTCCTGTCGGCACCGGCGCGTCCTGGTGATTCGTCCCCACCGGGACGCCGACCACGACGGGCGCCTGGTCCTGGTCGAGGAGCTCCAGGCAGACGGTGAGGGCGCCATCAAGGCGCTGCATCATGGTCTCGAGGAACTGCAGGCGCGGACGTAACTTGCTCGCCTCCTCGTCGGCCTTCTGGAATTCGGCCTTGAGCTCGGTCATGCGTTGTTCAATCCTCTCGCGGTTCATGCTCTCTCTCCTATAGTTGCCGCAAGCGCAGCATCACGGCGCGTTTCAGGCTCTCCCGTGGCAGCGCGTCAATCAACGCCTGGCGTCCGGCGCTGGAGACCTGATCGAGCATCGCCATGAGCGGATCGAGCGTCCCTTGCATCTGGGCGCTGATCATCTCGAGGTGCTGCGCCACATGGCGCTCGAGCACCTCCGCCGCCGTCAGGAGCGGTGGCACGGTCGCCCCCGGCAGCGGGTGCTGCGGGCGGGCGGCGTTCTGGCGCTCGGTATCGTAGAGCAGCGCGACCTCCTGGGCCTCGGTGAGATTCATGCTATAACTCGCCATCTGTCCTCCTTGCCGCCTCCAGCGCCTCCAGGCGCGCCACCATCTCTCTGATGGCCTCGATCGCCAGCGCCTCGAAGCCGTGTATCGCCAGGGCCTTGCTCTCTGGCAGCTCCTGCGGCCCGGCAACCACCCACTGCGGGCGCACGGACTCCACCTCGTCGATCACCAGCCCGGTGCGGGTGCCGGGAAGCGCCTGCTCCAGGGCCGGATAGTCCGGGCTCCATTCCCATTCCCGGCCGTGCAGGAGGAGGAGTTGCGCCAGGGCGCCCTGCAGCGGGCGGATATTGGTCTTGTAGCGCGCCAGACTATTCGAATCAGCCCAGGGCCCCCCGCCTGGCTTATAGCCGGTGCCATCCACCTTGATGTTGGCGCGAAACTTACTGTCGCCGCCCACATGAAAGTAGTACCCCTCATGCCCGGGATTGACCGCGCCGATGGCCGTTTCGCCATTCAGGCGCGTCGTCCCGTCGACATAGGCCGCGCCGTAGCAGCGGAAGGTATGCGCGCCATCGCTGCCACCGCCCACATAGAGTGTGTCGATCCAGCTTATCCCGGCCCGAATCCAGTAGCCGCCGTTGGGCGCATAGCCCGCCCCGAGATACCCCGACTGGGTACTTCCCCCAACCAGCGTCCCCCCGTACACTTGCCCCGAGCACGCCACCGACGAGCAACTCACGGTATTGGTGGTGACGTTCGCCGCGCCGGTGAGCTGCCCCCCGACCCAGAGCGTGCCGTTCACTTGCGCGTTGCTATAGGTAAGGATCGGCCCAATGAGCGCCAGCGACCAGGACGGACTGGGAGGCGTGCCGATGCCCACCGGCGCGTTGAAGCGGGCATACCCGCCCACATCGAGCGTGTAGGACGGGACAATGCCCAGGCCCACTACGCCATCAAAATAGCTGCTGCCATAGGAGCGCAGCGCAAAGCGTGCGTCCGGCGCGCCCTGGAGGCCACAGTAAAAGCCCTGAATGTTGTTTGTGGCGGTGAGATGCGTGGTGGTGATCGTGCCGGCCACCGTACCGCCAGCATCGAAGTAAAACCCGGCGCGGCCCCGGATGTTGCCGTTGACATCGAGCGTATACGTCGCCGCCGTGCCCACCATGCCGATCGTCACATTGGCCGCAAGCTGCGTACTGTAGTAGGCCGTCAGCGAGTAGCCCGCCACGGCCGCGCCGCCCAGCCCCAACGGGCTGGTGATCTGGCCCGTGCCGGTCACCGTCAGGCCGCCTGTGACAGCGAGCGAGCCGCCGACACTCATGTTGCTGGCGACAGTGAAGGTATTTGAGAACGAGACCGCCCCGGCCACCATCAGCGACCCGCCGAGATAGGCGGGCGCGGTGCCTCCCGCCCAGAGCGCCCAGCGATTGGCCCCTCCGGCCGCCATGAGGTCGGTATGAAAGGCGACGAGGTCATCGCCGGCGCGGTCGCTCATCAGGTGTGAGTAGGCACTGACCACGCCCTGTGCGGTAATCCCCACCGTGGTGAGCTGGGCGCCAAAGCGACTGACCGTCTGTACCGCCAGGCCGTACCCAGCTTCTCCTGGCGTGCCAATGCCCAGATGCGCGAACTGCAGCGTGGCATCCGGGTCCGTGTTCTGTGGCGTCGAGAGGACCACGTCGCCGGTACTGGTGGAGACCAGCACCTGGTTCGGCGTGCCCACCAGCGAGGCCACGCCGCCCGAGGCTTCGGCAATGATCATGTCTTTGAGATCCTCAAAGACGTAGCTGGCTTTGACGAAGCTCATATTGTACGTGCCAGCGTCCAGGTAGACACTGAAGGAGCCATACTGACTATTGTTGACGAGCGGGTTGGGGAGCGGGAAGAGTCCCTCGGCATCGGCGTAGAGCACGGCCAGCGCCCCGGTCTCGGCCAGGGTAATCGTGCCCAGCACCTCGGTCACGATATTGCCTTGCACATCTTGCACCACGCGGTACAAATGACTGTAGAGGGGTGGCATGCACCATGCTCCTTGGCCTAACTATCCCAGCCAGGGCTCCGTTCGGGTTCGGGCGTGGAGCGCAGATCCGCCCCGCCCTCCTCCGTCTGCCTGAGTGGCGGGGGTTCTGGAGGCGGTGGCAGTACCAGCGCGGCGCCGTACTGCACCTCGATCACATACCCTGCGTCCCTGGCGCCCTGGATCTGCGGCGGCTCCGGATCGCCCATGACTTGCAGGAGGTACAGCGTACCGGCTTCCTCCGCCGTCTGCACGCTGCCGTCCGCCGTTTCACAGACGACGGGGCCGCCTGGCTGTTCTTGCGCCAGGCGGCCCTCTCCCCCATCGCTGAAGGTGACTTGTATGGTCTCCATAATCGGGTCCTCCTAGAGACAACTGGAGAGAAAGGCGTCCCAGGTCCCCGAGGCGCCAGCCCCCGGAATAAACAGGACCGCGGCGTACCGTCTGGGAGCGTCCGGACACACCCCCTGCAGGACAAGGCAGTATTGCCCGGCTGCGGCGGGAATCACCTGCACGCCCAGCGTCCGCAAGTTGACGGACATGGCGGCGTCATCGGCGACCTGGATGGCGAATGCCGAGGCCGCGGTGCCTGGGACAAACGTTTTCAGATTGACCACGGCCCGGAAGTAGTTGCGGGCGTAGCCAAAGTCGCCGTTGCCCCCGGTCGCCACCGGCGAGGCGGTGGTGAGATCGGCAAATTCAAACTCGCCGTTGGCCAGGGCCGCCCCCACATTCGGCATGCCGACCGGGATCTTATCGAACTCCGGACTATACTGACGGGCCGCCTGGCCCAGCGTCTGCGCCATGAAGCACCCCCTCTAGGCGTTGGTCAGCCCGGTAATGCGCGCGTGTTGCCGTAAGCTGAGGAACTGCATTTGCATGGTCAGCCAGACATGCGACACGATGACGCGCTGGTTCGTCGGCTGAATAAACGGGTCGATGCGAAAATGATCGAACGGGTGAAAGATGGGGCGCACATACTTCTCGGTGTACATCTGCGCCTCGCCAGCCGGACAGAACTGGTCGTGCAGCACCACGGCGCGGTTGAACATCAGGTTGCGGAAGCCGCCCCGCGTGGTTTCTTCGTCCTCGATGAAGCGCTGGTTGTTGGTGAGCAGGCCCCAATAGGTGTTGTAGCCCGCCTGGGTCGTGACGATCAGCGTGGGCTCTTCGTTGCCGAAGGTGGCCCGGCCATAATCCGTCTGGACGTTGGCGAGGGTGAGGCCGCCGACCGGCGCAACGGTGACGCCGTTGCCCCCGTTGGTGCGCCAGACAAAGCCAGTGACGGCGTTCGACTGGATGGGGACGCCGGCGTAGCTGCCGGTATCGGCGAGCGCCAGGGGCACGCCGTCGAGATCAATCGCGGTGTTCTGGGGCGCGATACGCTGCACCGCCCTATTCAGCTTCTGGAGCAAGCTGCCGAAGGCCACTTCCTCTTTGGAGCGCACCAGGTTGCTGACGGCCTGCATGCCCTGGTTGAGCACGGCATCGAGCACCGGGATGGCAATGAGCTGCTGATAGGCGCGCCATTGCAATTCGGCTGGCTGGATGGAGTCCGTGACATCGGTGGAGAGGAGCTGGGCGCCCCAGTAGGCCCCCCCAGTCAGCTCTTCCTGGTTGATCAGAGGCCAGACCAGCGCGCCTCCCGTGAACTTGCGGCCCAGACGCGTGAGCCGCCAGAAGAAGGGACTGGGCTTGAACACCGAGTCCACCAGGGTCTTTTGAAAATGCTTCTGTGTAAGCGCCCCAGCCGTATTGATCAGGGTAATAGGCGGCTGCGAGAGTGCGCTGCCGACTTCTGCCATAGCTCTACTTCCTTTCTGGGGGCTACGCGCTGCCCATCAGGATCGCCAGCATTTCCGGATCCATCGTGGCCGCGGCCTCGGCTTCGTCGAGGTTGGCGTAGACCGGCTCGGGCGTGCGCATCGTGGCGGGTTGCCCGAAGGGTTGAAAGGGCACTGCGCCGCGCGCCAGCTCCATGCGGGCCTTCTCGTAGGCGGCCTTCTCGGCGTCGGCCCGGATGGCGGCCTCGCGTTGCTCGCGCGTCAGCAGGGTGTAGGATTCGTTCAGATTGGGTGGCCCCTGGCGCGACGCCAGCGCGTGCTGCACCAGCGCCTGGGGGTCCACGTTATACGGGTCGTTCCGTTTGATCTGGTCTAAGGCCATCATGACCGGCCACTGCCCAAGCTGCGAGCCGATACCCTCGAGGGTGCGCTCGAGTCTTGCGATGGTTTCTTCGGTCCTGGCGGCGCGCTCGAGGGCCAGCTTGGAGGCCTGGAAGATCGGGGCAAGGATCGGATCGCGCTCGTAGTCGACCAACGGAGCGCCATTCGTCGGGTACGGCGAACTGCCCTCGTAGGTGTTGGCGGCGTGATCGGTATTTGCCGCCGTGAGCGCCTGGGCAAGCTGGGCTTGCAACTGATCGATCTGGGCCCGGGCCGCCTGGTCGCGCTGACTCCAGTTCTGGGTCAATCTTGTCATATCTTCTTTAGGAATAGCGGTATTGCGGAGATCACCCAGGGCGATCGGGGCGCCGTTCACGTCGATAACCATCTCGTCGGGATAGGCCTCACGATTCCTGATAATGGTGTTCCAGCTTACGTCAGCCATGCTATGCTCCATCTGCGGGGGAGGGGCAATCCTGGCCGGGACTCCCTCCCTACGCGGCAATGGGACTACCACTACATCTCAGGTGGTCCTGGGGCGGGCCCTGGAGGGGGCCCGCCCATCATCATGCCACCCATCGGCAACCCCGCGGGCGGTGGCGGCACCTCTTCGCGGGGCAGCATTTGCATTTTCTGCGCGGCCTGTTTGAGATTCATCAGCGCCGAGGCCAGCTCTTTGGCCACCTCCGGGCTGCGCTGGTGGATCTGACTCATGGCGTACCCTACGGTGTCCTGCGCTCTGCGAATCGCCACTTCGACGTTGTCGGGCGGTGGCGTTGCCTGGAGCGAACGGAGCGCCGCGGCGGGATCGCCGCCTGGCATGCCCCCGGCCAGACCAGCCAGGGCTTGTTGCATGAGTGGACCGCCCATCGGGCCGCCAGGCGGTCCCCCAGGCGGTCCACCGGGGCCTGGAGGCCCGGGCCCTCCTGGGCCTGGCGGGGGCGGCATGGGCGGTCGTGGCATGGTTGCCATAGCTCACCTCCTAGACGCCGTCGCCGTCGTCGCCCTCAAAGCTCGTGTCTTTCCAGTCGTTCACGTCATCGCCGGAGCCGCTGCTCTTGATCTGCAGTCCGCCACTCGGCGACGTGGGAAGATAGCCCAGCGGATCGGGCGGATCGTTCCCCCACATGGGACTGGTCACTTCCGCGTGGTGCACGCCCTCGCTATAGAGCGGCGAGGCGATCGTCACACGGCCACTGCTGCCACGTCCTGCTTCAGCCATAAGCACCTCCTGGGTTAGCGTCGGCCTTTACTCCGACTCTTCGTGCCGGTATCCCGGGGTGTACGCACCCGGCGATCACGACGGAAGCGGTCTTCGCGCATCCTCCTCACCTCCCTTCCTGGGCCTAGCGCACCATCTGGCAGGGCACCGCCAGGCAGGTCTGCATCTCCACGCCACCAGTTGCCGTGACGCCATGCTGATAGCCCAGGGGCCCACGCCACCAGACACAGCTTGCCACCTGGCGGGCGTTGAGCTGATCAATCAGCGGGCTGGTGCACCCGCCCAGGCACAGCGCCAGCAGCAGCCACTCAGGGCGTACCCTCATGGCGTTGGTCTTCCCGCGCCGCGCCGAGCGAACGGTGGAAGAAGTCCATCACGGCCTGCTTCCCCCCCGCTTTCTCGAGCGCCTGGACGTCCGCCGTCGCCACCCGGAAATCGCTCCTGCGGCCTTCGTGGACTCCCTGCACCCGGAAACTGTCCCCGTCGTGACTGATCTGGCTGATGCCGGTCTCCTGGCTCATGGGCCATCCCTCCTTCCTCGTGTGGGGGAATTGCGTCATCGTCGGTGCTGCCCTGCAGGAACGGCAGTAAGCCAGACAGCATGGCCATAGGATCGATGGGCTTGCGGAGATCCGGCTGGGCACACGGCTGGCTGCGGTCGCCAATGCACACCCGCAGTGTCACCGAGCTCCCCGAGGGCAGGCCGGTGTCGAGCAAGGCGGCGATTAAAGTAGGCAGGTCACTCACCTTCTCCCTCCCTGGCTCTTCCCCTTGGCCGCCGCTGCCAGCGCCATCTCTTGCTGCTGACGCTGCGCGATCTCCTTGTAGCCGGGGATTTCCAGCATCCGTAGCAAGTCTTCGTTGGGCACTCGGTTCATCTTCGCTAAAGCAAGATAGAGTCTCTTTAACATTGTTTTTGATTGGACTTGAAACGAGTTCGGGTCCACATGCACGGCGTACCGTTCCCACTCCATCAGCGGCGTCCAGGTGATCGGCTTCCACACTTCGTCCTCGACGAACGGCAGGAACCGCTCGGTGGTGTAAAACTGCGCCATGCGCGAGAACAGCATTTGCACCAGGCGTGTCACTGAGCGCAGCAGCAGGCGTGAGCGCAAGCGTGTCAGGCCCATGCTCTGGGAAATCTCCGTCTCGGTGAGCTCGGCACTGACGTTGCCCTGCCCCTGCTGGCCCTGGCGGGAGGGTTGAAACCCCAGCACCTCGCGCATCTTGGCGCGTAGCCGCTCGCCGTGGGTGATCATTTCCGGTGGCATGGGCTGCGGATAGAGTGCGCGCACTTCCGTCCCCTGGCGCTTCAGCACTACCTGGCCCGGCACGTCAGCGAATGTCTTAGGATTAATGCCGCTTGAACTATCAGCGAGCCAGATGCCCTTGTTCATACGGAGGGCGTTTTCCAGCACCAGCGACTCGTTCTTGTCACTGCCCCGCTGCAGCTCCTGCACTTCAGAGACCAGGCTCTGGCGTGGCCAGAAGCCGTGAATGCTCGGTTGCAGCTTGACTTGAATGAGGGGAAACGACTCCCCCCAATAGGGGCTAATGTCGTCATAGAGCACGACGGACTGCGTACACTGAATCAAGCGGCCCTGGGGGTACTTGTAGCGCGCCACCTGGCGCAACTTCTTTGTGCCGTCGAGGTCCTCGTACTCTTCGACCTTGTGCTCGAGCTGCAAGTCTCGGGTGTAGCAGGTATAGACCCGCACCCCGGTCTCGGCGCCGCCTGTGGGGACCGGGCCGCCGTAGGGATAGAGCGGCGAGGTGAGCCCCTCGCCGCGCGTCACGCCGAACGGATCGCCCCCGGAGAGGCCGTGCTGCGTGCTGCCATGCGTGGCAGCATCCGGGAGCACGCGCCGGCCGGTATCGGGCCACTGCTGGCGCACCTCGACGACATCCATGACGTCTTCCCAGATGACGTAGCGCCAGTCCTCATCGGACGTGGCGCGGGGATCGGGATAGACGCTCTGCGGGTGCCGGGCGCGAATGACAATCTCGCCCTGGCCTTGCAAGCGCCACGGCTGCCAGACCACTTCCAAGAAGCCGCACGGCCAGATCGCCGCGTCGGCGTAGGCCTCGAGCAGCGTCATGTCGACAAACGCCGCGCGCCAGTAGGCTTGCATGGCTTTTTCCACCCCGGCATCGCGGGCGCCGGTTTTGGGATCGCCGGTGACGTAGATCTGGGGGGCCGAGTCGGTGAGGTCGGAGAGCTCGTTCAAGATGAGGAGCTTCGTTTCGTTGATGTTGATGGGGGCTTTGTAGCTGGGGAGCGACTCGGGCCAGTAGGTGCCCCAATAGGTCTGGAGCCACTCGGACCAGTCACTGTCTTTGAGGAGGCGATTGCGGGCCTGCTTGGCGTCGGTGAGGAGCCCGGAGACCCAATTACAGATGATCTGTTCCCCAGGCCGTTGCCCCTGCTCGTTGGTCCGTGGGTGGGCGATGAGGGTGCCATTGGTCTCGGCCATTACGGCGTTCCTCCACCCTGGAGGCGCGCCAGCAAGGCTTGCAATGTCGCAATGGTCCGATCAAGGGACGCTGCGGGCTGCGGGCGACGGCGTTGTGCGCCGGGGCCAGTCGGCATGGGGCGGCCTTTCCCCGCGTAGGCCGGGGGTAAGAACCATTCATGCTGCGGGTCGAGGGAAAATTGCTGCACCTTCGTTGCTTGCTGGGGAAGGTGACTCTGGCGCGCGATCGCTGTGGGCACGTCTTGCCAGACCAGGCGGGCATCCGGCAACGACTCACGGACATACCAATCCGCAATGCCTGGTTCATTGGTCCACCAGCGCCCAGCGGCTTGCCGCATCTCCTGATACGCTGGCGCCTGGGTGATCCACTCAGGCCTGGCGGCAGGTGGCTTCGTCGTCTCCCCACGATAGAGACGCACCATGGAACTCGGTACACTGCGACGATAGGCCGGCGTGAGGGCATGCTGCAGTCCACCGCCAAGCGTCCCGGCCAGCAGGTCCACCGGATCGAGCCAGCCGACGTCCGGATCCACCTGGCCTTCCATCATGCGTGGCCGCTGCGGATCCTTCGAGCTGTACGGCGCCCCCTCGTACTGGCCGCCAGACGTGCCTACGGCGTCCATGAGCTGCGCGTAGAGGGCTCTCCAGTCGGGCTCGGCCATTAGCGGCGCCTCCGGTTGCGGGCGGCAGTCCTCCGCCCCTTGCGCAGCATGCCTTGTGCGAACGTTGCCTGTTTCTTTGCTTTTGGCCCATAGCGCCCAGCCGCTGCTGCTCGCACCTTGGACTCCGGAATCTTCTCCCCTGCAGGTGTATTCGTAGACCTATGCAAACCACCCTCAGAGAACGTAACTGGCTTCCGCCCTTTTTTCCTGATAGTCGTCTCAGCCATAGACCCCCATCCCTGTCCGTGCTAGAATGGGAAGTCGTGTGCGGCTAGGGTCTGCAGCCCGAAAAGCCTGTTTCCGAGCAGGTTGCCGCGCATCCCCATACTCGGAGCAACTCACTCGGAGGTTGCGATGGACACCATCACCTGTCCCGTCTGTGGTACGTCTTTTCAAGGAACGGATGATCGCAAGTACTGCTCTGGTCCCTGCTACTACGCCCGCTTTACGACTCCCGAACAGCAAGTGCTCAAAGAAGAGCGCTACCAGGCGAGCCTGATGCGTCAGCAAATCTCTCGCCGCACACGCTATGTCACTGACCCAGAATTCCGTGCTCGTACCAAAGAGAAGGCTGGTGCCTGGCTGAAGAAATACCGTGAAGAGGTTGCGCTGGGTCTCCGTCCTCGTACCCTCAGAACAGGAGGGCGCTATGACACGCGTAAGGCGTATCGAGAGCTGCTGTTCATCCTGTTGCTTGAGCGTGACGGGTGGGACTGTGGCGAGTGTGCGAAGCGTTTGACCTGGGATACGATGTCCCTGGATCACATCATTCCGCGTAGCCTTGGTGGCGAGAATCTCCCGGCAAACGTGCGACTGGTGCATCTCGTCTGCAACTCGAGCCGTCCCAAGAAGCGGGAATTCTACATGCCCTAAGCGTTTGCCCATCCCTAGCGCCTGCTGGTCTTACGGTTGCGCGTGGACGCAGCGCCACGCTTGCCCGCCCGGAACTTACTCTCGGGGGCGGAGGCCTCGCCGGTCTCGGCGGTGTCTTTCTCTTTCCCAAACGGAGGCGCTTTGGACTTGCCGAAGGGAGTCTTAGCCACTGGCGGCCCTCCTGCACACAGGATGCAGGCAGCCCACCGGCGCACACGCGTCTCTAGGAGACCCTGGCTGGACTAGAGAAAGTGGGCTGCCGTGCATCCTGGGACCTTTACCCAATGTGGCGCCATACCCACGCGGTATGGTGTCACGGCGGTCCAGGGCCTCGACATACCCAAGGTGTTTCGTGAGGAATACATTGTGCAGGAGTATGGAAGAGAACGAACGAGGGTGTCAAAGACAAAACTGCAGGCAGTCCGACAAAAAAGTGAGAAGCGCGCGCGCGAGCGAGACGCGCGCTCCTATCTTGCGGGGAGCTCTAACTGAACGGCGCACGCTCCTCCAAGACGGGGAGGCTCAGTAGTAACGGCGCTGTTCCGGAGCGGAGCGTGAGCACGGCGCGCAATTTCTTCGGGGAGCTCCAGCGTAGCGGCGCACGCTTTGCGCGGCAAGTGCGTAAGAGAGGCGGGGAGCGCCTCTATCCTGGCAGCCCGAGCGTCGGATCGATGCCGCGGCCGATGGGCGCGCCAGACGGTTGCCGCCCCAGACTACTCAGGAAGTCGCGGGCGCACTGCGCGCTACAGGCCGCTTGCCGCGCTCCCTCAATCCCGCCTGGTTTGAGTGTCTGCCGCTCATATTGCGGTTTGACCATCTGCCAGTCATGCGGGCCACTGCTACAGACCACACACCACCAGTGCTGCTGCGCCCAGGGAAAGCACGCGGGGCAGGCACAGTCGGAGGACTCGCGCCGGTTGGTGTGGCTTTGGCCGGCCAGCACCAGCGTGCCGTCCGGATGTTTCTCGATGAGCTTATAGTCAACGCCTAAGCGCAAGGCCTCCTCGAGGAGGGCCTTGACGCGTACCAGGGCGGCCCGTTGCTGCCCCAGCGCGCGCTGTTCCAGCTCGGTGAGCTCTTCCTGATCGGCCTCTTCTTCAACGGGGAGCTCGGGGTGGCCGGGCGCCAGCAGCTCTGATGGTTCGGGGAGCGCGAGGAGTGCGACTGCTGCCTCATCGGAGGGATCCTGTTCCTCGGTCTCTGCAATCACGGGAGGCTCCAGAGCGGCGGACCCGCGCGGGAGCAGGCGTCCGGTCTTCGCGTCTCTAGGTAACGGGTCGGTAGCGCGGGCCGCCGCCAAAGCCGCGCCCGATGGCGTTCTTACTACCGTCATCGCGTCTATCTCCTGCACCGAGGGTGCCACCGATGTGGTTCTTCGTGACCGCGCGGCGTCCATCGCACACGCGACATCTGAACAGCCAGGCGGTCGGCGTTTCGCCGGTGGGCGTCATCTCGACGCGTCCCCGCTGGTGTTCCTGACAGGCCGGGCAAACGACTGTGGCCATACTCCTGCTCCTTGGGGAGCTCTGCGTATGCGGGGCTCCGTTCTCATGGGTCTCTCCACGCCCTCGGCGCCTCTGCATCTTCGGGGGGCTCCTGGAACATGAGCGCTCAATCCATCCGGGGGGCTGCACCAAGCCGGCGCTCTGAGAGTTCGGACGGCTCTTGCGCTCCAGCGCTGCACGCGCCCTCGGCGCTCCCGTCCGTTTCAGCGCTCTGTGGAAGCGGGGAGCTCCAGGAAATCAGCGCACCCGCACAAATGCCACGTCAATCGCGCCAGCCTTGTCGCTGGCGCTCGCCCTGGGCAGCGACGTCCGCCTGGACTCCTTCGAGGCGGGGGGCTCAGTTGGCTCGGTCGCCGCCCATGCCGGGCCAGTCGCCTGGCTGGTCGTTCCGTGATTGAGCGGCGTCCTCCAGGCCTCCTGCCAGGCGCGGTCCATCGCGGCCCGGAAGTAGGCCCGCGTGGCCTGGCGCAGTTGGTCCTCGTTCATGTATGGCATCTGTCCCTCCCAGCAGGTCATCGCGGTTCCTTCTTACGGCGAACTCATGAGGGCGGCGCTGTCTCCATCCGGGTATCGCTGACTGGACGGCGCGGGGCAGCAACGGGGATCTCTCCTCATCTGGCGCCTGCCCCTAGAGGGTAGACGCTGTGCCGTGCACCCGTCAAGCCCGGAGGAAGTCCACCGCCTGGGTCTTCATCTGCTCGGCGGCGAGAATCTCTTGATGCCGCGCGTAGAGATCGTCGACATCCGGCCAGTTTGCCAGCCCGAGCTGCGTGAGCCGCACGTCGCCATACACCGGGTCCTTCTGCGTGCCGGGCAGGGTGAGCGCCACATAATTTTCGCTGCGGCTAATCATGGCCAGCATTAATGCAAATAATAAATCGTCATGCCCGGCGAGGGCTTCCAGGCGTCCGGAGTCGTTCTCGCCAAAGTTGCGGATCTGCGACAGGAGCGCCCGGGAGTGCAGTGTACAGCTGCGCTCCATCATGTGCTCGCGCAAGCGGGCGATCATCCGTGGCCGCGTGCGCGCGTTCGTTTCGTAGCCGTAGAGGTTGCCCTGGATCTGCCTGATCCTATCGGGCTGCTTCCAGATGTGCAGGTGGAAGTAGTTGTGCGTCTCGCGGAGGTAGACGAGCAGCTCGCGGCCGCCGCCGCCGCCGCTACTTTGCACCTCGGGACAGAGCAGCGCCTCTTTGTAGAAGCGGCCCAGCATGGCGAGGTGTCTGGCGAAGACGTGCGGCGCACTGGACGCGTCGTACTCGGCGACTTGCTCGAGGCTCTCCATGTCGAGCACCTCGGCGGCAGACCTGGAGTGACTGCCCGCCGTGCCACTGGCTTCCAGGCCCATGGAGCTATCGGCGCCGATCACATACTGATGTCCGTCACGCGGCCGGCGCCACATGGTGAGCCAGCCGCCGCGGTCTTCGACGAAGCGGAGGCGGCCGCCGCGCTCCTCCAGCCGGCCGACCGAGCCCTGTTCCATGTCCTGATCGAGCCAGAGGAGCTGCGCCCGGGAAAAGAACGGCAGCCCGGACTGGATGAACGCCTCATCGGGCGTGGCCGGGTACTCCTGGGCAAAGAGCTCCGGATCGTCCTCACAGTCTGCCGCCAGAATACGCCGGCGCCAGCGCAGTTGTCCCCACGTCGCACCCATCTCGGCGTAGAGCGCCGTCTCATCGGCGTCCAGGTCCTCGAGCGGAACGTCATAGGGCGGGTCGGAGTATTGCGGGAAGTCGAGCCAGCCGAAAAAAAACGGCGTGAACGGGCTCTTGCCGGCCTGGGCCCTGAGCCAGTGCTGGTAGAACAGCTCGCCCTGCCCGGTCATGCCACGGGCCGTCGATTCAATCAGGGCGATACTGAAGTGGCCATACTCGCGGGGCAAACATTGTAAGGTCGCCAACATGGCCTCGGGATCTTTCCAGGCGGAGACTTCCGAGAGGTGGCACACGGTGAGGTCCGAGCCCCGCGCGGCGTTGGGGGATCCTGCAGTGGCCAGATCGAGCCGAGAGGTGCCAAAGTTGATGCGGTGGCCCTTCACCTCGCCGATGGCCCGCAGCGGGCTCTGATTCACGAACAGCTCGCTCATTTCCCAGATATTCTGCGTGGCGATACTCTCATGCGCCACGACTTTGGCGCGGACCTGGGGGTTCAGGATGCAGGCCGCGGTCAAGAGCGCTTCGCAGAACGTGCTCATACCGGTGCGGCGTGGTTTGAGAATGATGACTCTGATCGGGGCGGAGGCTTCGAGATCGTCGGCGATCACATCAAAGAGGCGTTCCTGGGCGGCGTTGAACTGGAGGGGGACGATCCGCAAGTCGGGGGTGCGGATCGGCAGGCGTTCCATGAGACGGCGGTAGGTCTGGGCAGCAGGCATAGGAGACCCTGGGCTTGGGAGTCCAGGGTCTCAAGTCATGCGGGAGTTATACGGGCGGCGCGGCGCCTCGTCAAGTCGGGTGGCGCTCTTCGCTCACGGGGGGCTCTTCGTGTCTGGCGCGGCGCTCGATCTCTTCGGGGGGCGCCGGAGAAGCGGCGCTCCTCGTTCACGGGGGGCTCAGCTTCTCCGGCGCTCTTCTTATGCGGGGGGCTCTTCACCTCCGGCGCTCCTTGGTGATGGGGGGCTTCGATGTGCCGGCGCTTCCCCCTACGGCGATCTCACGGCACTCGGCGCTACGGTCTTTCGGGCAGCTCCTTTACCCCGGCACTGCGGTCTTTCGGGCAACGCTGTGGGGACGGCGCTACGGTCTTTCGGGCAGCTCTGTTGAGTCGGCGCCTCTGCTTACTCTGGGAGCTCGGTCTTGCCGGGCCGCTCGCCGAGCACCTCCCCCATAAAACTGCGGAACTCCTCGAGGGCATCGGCGCCACTGCCGGCGCCACGCCCGGCCCCAAAGGCGCGAATCCGGAGGACCGTTTCCGCGCACCGGGTCAGCATGTTCCAGGTACTCAGCGGGCTCTGGTCGGTCTGGAACACCAGCCAGTATTCCGCAATCACCTTGGAGAGCCGCTGCCAGGTCAGCTCACTGGCCACATCGCCGTGGGCCTCCAGCACCTCCAGCACCGCCTGGGCAAACGCCGTGCGGTCGTGCTGACTGATGCCGCCGTGCTGGTACTGCTGCCTACCCGCCATACGCCTGTCCTCTGACCCGTTGTTCCTGTTCAATCGCCGCCTCGAGCCCGTGCACGCGCTGATCGGTGAGAATCCACGTCCCGAGCGGCTCTTCCTCGCCGGGAAGCTCTTTGGAGACGTCCGCGGGCTGCTGGGAATCGGGAAGCTGCGATCGCCCGGCCAGACGCACGAGTGCCTCGGTGAGCTCTTTCTGTCCAGCGACGAGGACGCGCAGCAGCAGGAGGACTTCGGCCTGCCAGGCCTCCCTGGATTCGGGGGGCTCTTCAATGACGGACTCTTGGCGTTCGGGACCCTCCACCACTGCGACCTCTCTGGATTCGGGGGGCTCGTATGAGCCGGACTCTCCTATTCATCGGCAAGCTCTTCCTTGTCGAGCTCTCCTGCTCCGGCGAGCACTGCGGGAACGGCACGCCTCTCTGACAACGGGGACCTCTCAGAGCTCGGGCCTCCCTCGCTCCGAAGCGCTGACCACGCCAGGGCCTCCTCTCCACCAGGCCGCTCATGACACCCGGACGCGCGACCTAGACGGCGGGCTCGTTTGGTACGGCGCGGTTTCCACGGGGAACTCACCCACAACGGCCGCATGATCGACGGCGAGCTCTGTCCATCCGGGCTCCAGAGACGCGCCTCGTTCACGGCACGCTCGCCACCAGCGGTACGGGCTCATGGTTTCGGGACGCGCTGTTTCGACGGCCCGCTGTCCGCTGACACCTGGGGTGCGGGAAGCTGGCGGCACACGGCCCCTCATTGACCATGGGCCACTCCTTTGTGCCCTCGGCACGCTGACGCTGCCCGGGAAGCTCGTAGACCACGGCGCCTCGTTTGCCACGGCCCTCTCGCATCCTCCCAGCGCCTCTTACAAATCGGGTATCTCCTTTACACCGGACGCCGCAGAGGCACGGCGGTGAGTATAGCACACACTAGCAGACCGAGTGAACCCACTTGTGGCAGGGGGACCGGGGAGTCAGAGAGGACCCACTTCCTCGAAGGGGGGGTGGGGGAGAAATGGGGCGGCCCCCCCAATCCTCGACCGGGTGGGGGGTGGCTCGGACCCCACGCGGACGCGGGGGTGGGACGCCAGGGCGTCGGTGGCCTGGCTGCTGGTGGCGCTGGCAGACGCCAGGGCCCGGAGACGCCAGGCCGCGAGGAAGGCGTCCCGGGCGTAGGACAGATGCCAGGGTCGGCCTTTCCAGGCGAGCGCGGGGGAGAGCACGACGACGTGATCGCGCTGGCCGGGGGCGCTCTCGATGTAGCAGAGCTGGCGGGCCACTAAGGTGCGGAGGATGCGCGAGACGGTACTGCGGTGCAGCCCGATCCGGCGCCCGAGATAGGCGCACGTGGCGCGACACCGATTGCCCCAATCGCAGCAGGCCAGCAGCGCGAGCAGCACGCGGTACTGGGTGCTGGAGAGCCCGAGCTGCGCCAGCTCCCACCACTGCGCGGGAAACGTATAGAGCACCTGCTCATGCCAGTGCCACTTCTTCCCCACCGGCCAGTCCGGCGCCCCCGCCGTGAGATCCGTCTGGTAGATGTCCGTCATCCGTCGCCCCCCACGCACAGAGTCGCGCCCGCACCCCCGCAGCATACCCCTCCCGCCCGCGCCTGTGCAACCATAGGCCAGATAGGGAGCGTCCTAGAACCTTAAATTCGTTGCAAAGCTGCGGAAACCTCCCGTGCACTGTGATACACCAGAAGGCCCTTCCCTCTTGTAACGTTTTCAACCACTTGTGGAACCGTCTACCTTTAACCGTTAATGCTCCGGGTGGTTGGGGGAATCGGCCATAACCCATTGCTTTTACAGCCACTTACAGCCTCACTTGCGTGTCGTGCACGCATAGGACATCAAGCCCCATCGTATACAAGAACCGTGCCATCTGCGTCCCGTGCAGTGGTGGTGTGGGGATGATCGCCGTGTGCAGTGCACAGCGGATGTATGCGTATGCGTGGGCGGTGTGTGTCACTGGCGTGTGTCACTGGCGTGTGTCACTGGCGTGTGTCACTGGCGTGTGTCTGGCGTGTGTCTGGGTGTACGGCGTGCGTCGAGGTGTCTGGCGTGTGTTGTGGCGTGGGGGGCGTACTTGAAGATGCGGCGTGCGTCTGTGGCGGCGTGGTGTGGACGCTGGGACTCGGATGATGGCGGCGTCAGTCGTGCGGCGTGGCGTGGTCACAAGGACGGAGGTCGTCCTCGCTGGGAGGGGGAGTGGAAGGTAGCGCCGTCGCGCGTCAGTGGTGTCGCTCGTTGGCGACGGGAGGGGAGTCAGTGGCGGCTTCAGAGGGGAGTGAGGAGGAGGGATGGCAGCCGGGACGTCTGCCCCCTCTGCTGCGCATTCACCCACACGAGGCAGGCCGCGGGGCTCGGTGCGAGCGGGCGGCCGTCGCGTGATTATTGTACTGGAGGCAGCCTGGGCTGGCTGGCGCCCCCAGACCCACCCTGCGGGGCTGAGGTAGCGGCCTATGCGGCCTTCAGAGTCTGGCCTGGTCGCGTGGTAGTCGCGTTCGCAGGCTCACGTCGGGGGAGGGCGGCGTAGGCGTAGGGCGCTGGGGAGAGAGGGGGTGGCATCCGCCCCCCTGTGGCCGAGGACGGCCATGCACCCCACTGAGAGGAAGGAACACGACTCGCTACGCTCGAACATCAGCAGGGAGGCAGTGGGGAGATGAGGGGATGGCAACAGCCCCCCTCAAGCCCCACTAGGACGAAGGTAGCGCCCCTTCTCGCGTCCCGCCCAGGGGCTTCTATGGCTGGGGAGCGCAGGGGTCGTGCCCCCTGCACGACGCGCCGCGCCATCCCTCACGAGCCTGCGCAGGGGGGGTCCCCAGTGCAGCGTGGGTGCCGCGCAGCGTGTCGCCGCGTAGCGCCATCATGGCGCGGGGATCAGCGTATCGGAGGGGGGCAACACGGCAGACGCCCTCCATGATGGCATCCAAGACAGTCACAGCCCCTACCACCGTTTGGGGATCTTCGGAGGACTATCAGGGTGGGGGGATTGCAAGGGCCATGCCAGAGCGACCTATCAGCAAAGAAATTATTATAATAGTTCCTAATGGATGATAGCCTGCTAAGGTATGTCGTAATAGCCGTAACATATATAAATACAACCACTTATAGAGGTTAGAAACATATAAAAAGATGTTTTATACCGTGATTAGTTGTACAATTAATATAGTTCAATATGTTGTGGTTGCGCAGCCGGGCTGGACACCTGGCACGCGGGGGCAATCTCCCCCACCCGCTCTTTCTTATAGCTCTCTGGATACCAGTGTAGGCCCAAGTCCTGTCGGGAGACAGTGCTAGCTGAAGGTATCAATTGCCTGGAGAGCCAGCGCATAGTACGGGGTGACGAGCCCCGTTGTGGTACTGCCAGCCTCGGCAGTAGACCGCAGTATGGGAAAGCATAGGACGAGACGGCCTGGACTTCATGTCCCGCCAAGGTAGTCACTGCATGCAAGTACCAGACCCACTGCTCCACTTGACGCCCCATGCGCTGACTTGCCAGGACAGCCGCCTACTCCCCTGCTACCAGAGCGCACGACCGAGAGAACATGCAGTGCACTTGCCAAGCTTGAGCACTGCTCGCACGCTACCAGAGCAAGGGCAATTTTAGACCATCAAAAACTCTGCTAGTATGAGGCAATATCCTGCATGTCACTCCGGTTCATACCGCCCTATCAATCTTTGTCTCCCTTCAGACCCAACGATCTTTCCCCTGTGCCCCATGTCCCAGCGCAACCCGTATGGAAGGAGAAACCAGGATGCCTGGCGCACACCGGACGCTGACGGTGTGCGCCAGATCACAAAAAAATTTTCGGATCCCGTGTCGTACGTTCTGTCCTATTCGTGTGTCCGTGTGTGTCCGGGTCTCGCCCATGGAGGGCGAGGCCCCGGGCCTGCAATCCTCGCAACCCGCTACCAGGGAGCACCTCCACCATGTACGTTGCCCATATGCAAGAGACCCGTCCCTCGTCCCGTACCGTCTATATCGGCCGCGCGACCCAGAACCGCCCGGCGTCCCCGCTGGCCAATCCGTTCCCCTGGCGCGGCGACAGCCCCAAGGAGCGGGCGGTGGTCCTGCGCCAGTACCGCCGCTGGCTGTGGACGCAGATCCAGGAAGGCCAGGCGCACGTGATCGAGGCCCTCCGCAGCCTCAAGGCCGATAGCGTGCTCGTCTGTTCCTGTGCCCCGAAACTCTGCCACGGCCACGTCATCATGAACGCCTGGGCGTGGGGCGTGCGCCAGGGCTGGATCGATCCCTGTGTCTACGCCAACCACGACGCGTCCACCCTTGGCCGTGTCGCTGAGGCAGGCGCCGCCCAGCTTGCCCAGGCCGCACACGCCGAGTGGCAGGAGACGCAGCGTGCGGCGAGCGCCACGCCCGCCCAGGCACCCACCCGGAAAGCCCGCCGCGCGCAGGCCGCGAAACGCCAGCGTGATCTGGCCGCCAGCGCGCAGACCCTGGCGGCCCTCGGTGCCTGCGCCGTGCGCGCCGCGTAGGAGTCCTGTCTGGGGGCGTGCGTGCGCGCCCCTCCTCCAACCCTGTGCCCAGAAGGAGTCTCCGTATGACCTGTATCGCCACCGAGCCCATTACCTCGTTTACGGGCGAGTGGGCCTTCCTCAGTAACTTTCACGCCACGCCCGTCGTCTACCGCAGCGTGCGCTATCCGACTGTGGAGCATGCCTTCCAGGCGGCCAAGACCCTCGACCTGGCGGCACGCGAGCAGATACGCCTGGCCCCCTCGCCCGGCGCCGCCAAACGCCTTGGCCGCCGCGTCAGGCTGCGGCCCGGGTGGGATGGCATCAAAGTGGACATCATGCGCCATCTGGTGCGTGAGAAGTTCACCACGTATCCCACGATGACCAAGGCCCTGCTCTCCACCGGGGAGGTCGAGCTGATTGAAGGCAATTATTGGCATGACCGCTTCTGGGGCGTGTGCCAGGGCCAGGGGGAGAACCACCTGGGCCGTCTCCTCATGCAGATCCGGTCGGAACTCGTGACCCAGGACCGGACGCGCTAGCCTGCGGCAGCGGCAACGTCTGTCCCCCGACGCACCACGGCCGCGCACCAGACCGGGCCGCGACCACCACGGCGCCGCGCACGCGCCGGATCCGGAGGCCACCCCCGGGAGGGGACGGGCGCCGGGCCACCGCCGCGCCCCGCCGGGCGCGCTCCGCCCGGCTGGCTCCTCGGCCATCTCTCAGATCTGGGCGCCGCGTGCGACCCAGGCACCCACACGAAACCATCCTTCACGTTTAGGAAAACGCCATGACCGTGTATTTACTGCACTTTGACGCCCCGTACAAACACGCCAGGCACTACCTTGGCATCGCCAAGGACCTGGATGCCCGCCTCGCCCAGCATGCGGCCGGGCAGGGAGCCCGGCTCACGCAAGTCGTGCGCCAGGCCGGCATTACCTGGCAGCTCGCGCGCACCTGGAAAGGAGATCGTCAGCGCGAGCGCGCCCTCAAAAAACAAGGCGGCGCGAGCCGCCTGTGTCCCGTATGCAAGACCCAGCAGACTCACACCGCCCGTTAGCCACAGCACGCCGGATGTTCGCAGCACCCGGCGCTTCGCTCAACACAACCGATGGAGATTCTAGCAGATGAAACTGAAAGAGCAACTCATTGCCGCCCTCGTCGAGACCCAGGTAGCCGACGCCATCACGCGCGACCAGGAAAAACAGAAGGGCTACGGCTCGCGCATCGCCCGCGCCGGGGAGCTCGTCCTGCGCGAGGGCGTCAAGGCCCTCGGCAACGGCGAGTACGAAGTCGACAGCGGCACGACGGCCGGGCTCACGTACATCGTCAACGGCGCCTGCCACTGCCCCGACGCCGAGAAGGGCCTGAAGAAGCACCCGAAGGGCGCCCCCGCTGGCTTCTGCAAGCACCGCATGGCCGTGGTCATCCACAAGAAGGTGCAGGAACACCTGAAGGAGCTCGCCGAGCTGCGCGTGCCCCATCCCCACCGCTGGGACTGTGACGGACACCGCGAGCTCGAGGTCGTGTGCTGGCAGCGCGTCTGCCCCGATCCGTTCGTGATCGCCTGCCCGACCTGCCAGGCCGCGGCCCCCGCGCTGGCGGAGCTCGTGACCCGCACGGACGACGAAGACACCCGCATCGCGCGGGACACCGATCACCTGGACGACGAACCCTGTGACGACGACGACAGCCCTTACACCGAGGAACCGGAGGAACCGACCATGTTGACGACTCTTGGCTCGACCATCACGCACGTCCTGAACGGCTTTCACCCCACCGCAGAGACGTCCGAACCTGCCGGTGAGACGCTCCCCGAGCTGCCCCCGCTGGTGCTCGCCACCACCGAGTACGAGCCCGCGCCGGTGATCCTCAAGGAAGACCTCGGGCCGTTCCTGCCCGAGGCCGGCGCGTCCCTCAACATCAAAGTGAAGGTCGAAAACTTCGAGCTGATGTACACCATGCGTGGCCACCAGGACGGCGAGGTGCTCGAGCGCCTGCCCACCGTGCTCGCCACCCTGGAGCGCCTGATGAAGACCGAGGTGGATCATGATGAGAGCTTCATGAAACGCCTGCTGCACGCGTTCTTCCCGAAGCCCTCACGCTACACGGGCAAGTAGTGCCTGCCACGTGGCCCGGGGTGAACCGGGCCACATCGCCCTCGACTTGCATCTCATGCAAATGGAGCATCGCTATGTACCGACGCATCATGACTGCCACCCTCGTCTGTCTGCTCGTCAGTCCCGCTGCCATGGCGGCCAATCTGAGCGACTGCCGCGCGCGCCTGGCCTTTGTCGACGCACGCCAGGCCGAGTACCGGCTGGGATGGACCATGCACGACTCACTCGCCTACGTGCGTGGCATGACCCTCGAGAGCGAGTGGGACGAGGCGGCCTGGTGGACGCGCCACGTCCACAAGTTCGGCTTCCTTCCCCGCATGCGCGACAGCGTCTGGCGCGAGTGCCAGGAGGCGGCCCGCACAGAAAGCCAACGGACGATCGTCCGTGATCCCACCCGCTACTAGAGGAGTCTGCCCATGTCCCTTGCTGACGACATCCGACACCACTACCCGCACCCGGTCGAAGAGAGCCGGGCCGAAGCAGGCACGTACTGTATCGGCGGCGCCTGCCTCATGTTCGAGAAGGGCAACCCGATCACCTCGTACCCCAACTGCGAGCGCTTCCCCGAGGAGGCCATCCTTGCCAACACACTCCAGACCTACAACCCGGCGCTGTCCGACCGCGAGGCGTACGAGTTCGCCTGCTCGATCATCGAGCATAACGATGCCAGCCGCTTTGAGGAAGGCTGGGCCGCCCTCGACCTGGCCAGCATCCGCGTCAGTCACTAACCATGCACCGGGGGAGCCTCCGCTCCCCTCAAGGAGTCGTGCCATGCCCCCTCTTGTCTTCACCATGGCCGAGATTCGCGCGGCCTATCCCAACCCGACGACGAACCCGAACGCCTGGAGCGACACCTGTTACTGTGTCGGCGGCGCCCTGTGTCTGTACACCGCGGACGATCGCAACGATCCGCTCCCGGTGCGCTTCCCCATGGAGGAGTACCTGGGCCATGTGCTCTGGACGGTGAACCCACTCCTCGAGAAGAGCCTCGCCAACTGGTACGCCCGGCGCATCGTGGCGCACAACGACAGCGGCGCGTTCGAGTGGGCCTGGAACCTGCTGGAGAGCGCCCTCAACTTTCGGGGGAAGGCGTAACCCTATGACAGCGAAGCTGCTCTATCCCGTGCGTGTGGCGCTGCGCGTCTACCAGGCCCAGCGCTACGTCACCTGGCCGGAACTCCGCGACCTGGTGCTCAAGGAGGTCCGCCTCGCCGGCATGCCCTCGATTGAAAAGCCCTGTCTCAAGCAAGCCGCCGAGCGCTTCCAACAGTTAGGCCGCTTGTTCACACCCCGCGATCAACGCTGGCTCGAGGCCCGGGGCTGTGCCCCCTGGCCGACCACGAAGGAGGACTAGATGCTACGGTGTCCGAAGTGTACGAACGAAGACGAGTTCATTGTGCAGGAGCACCTCTGGCAACGCACGCGCATCCAGTGCGATCCGGATGGCGCGAGCTACACGTTCATCGAGGAGGTGGAGTTTCTCCAGCTCGATGAGTGGGGGACGATCGAGTGTGTGGCGTGCAGCCACCTGAGTGACGAGCACGAGCTGCGTCTCACCTACGAGGAGGCGCATCCGGGCGAGGACGACGACACCCCTATCCCCTACACGCTGGTCGATGCCAGCGTCAGCGAGAAGGAGAGAACCAATGCCCCAGATGCTACGCCTCAGCCAGGGCCACTGGCTCAACCTGGATCAGATCGTGGAAGTGTGCGAGCAGAAGCACACGCTGGTCGTGGTCTGCACGCCCGTCCTGCCCAATGAGATGGACGTCCTCGAGACCTATACCCTGTACCTCATGGGCGAGGAGCGCGACAGCCTGCTCGCGTGGCTTGCCCACCATGGCCAGGTCTGGAGTGTGTCCAGGCCAGCCGACAACGACAATCCCTTTGAGGAGAGCACCGATGAACCAGCAGATTAAGCAGCAATGGGTCGACGCGTTACGGAGTGGGACGTATGCGCAGGGCCAGATGGAGCTCCGCGCCATGGAGGACGACAGGTACTGTGTCAACGGCGTGCTCTGCGACCTGCACAGCCAGGCGCATGGTCGCAAGGGCTGGATCCAGCTCGGCCACAGACGTGCCTGGTTCTACCTGGAGAACCACAGCTTCCCGGCCAAGGCAGTCCGAGCCTGGGCGGACATTCACGAGGACACGCTCACTGAACTCGAGCGCTTGAACGATGCACGCGGGAGAGAGGGCCTGAGCTTCGAGGAGTTGGCGCTGTACATCGAGAACAATCTTTAGGAGAACCGGATGAACACAGCGATAAAGCAGCAGTGGGTGGAAGCGTTACGCAGTGGGACGTATGCACAGGTCTGTGGTTCCCTGCATGACGACGAGGGCTTCTGCGTCCTCGGTGTCCTCACCGACCTGCACCGCCAGTGGATCGGTGGCGAGTGGACCAAGAAGAATCCCCGCATGCGCTGGTATCTCTACGAAGGAGAGACCGGCCATCTGCCCACCTGCGTGCGGGAGTGGGCCAGCGTGACGATCGACGATCCGGTAGGCAGAGCCAGCCTGCGGAACGATGGAGGATTCAGCTTCGAGGAGCTGGCGCAGTGGATCGAGGAGAACTTTAGCGAGCAGTTGTAACACGACGGGCCGGGCCCCACGCCAGGGGCACCGGCCCTTACGCACATACCCACATGTGTATGAGGAGATCATACGCCATGACTATAGCACGCCGCCTCACCTACCGCCCGGACCTGACCGCCGAGCGCGTCTACCTCACCGGCACCGAGACCATCGCCGAACTCCGCGCCCGCGGCATCCCCGAGTCCACCGCCCACGCCGCGCGGCACCGCGGCTACTACTGCCCCGGCTACTGCAAGCGCGCGTATCCCCAGCACGAGGGCAGTGGTGGGTACGGCGAGCTCTACGACCCCGAAGGCTTCGTCATCTCCCAACTGGCGCAGTGCGTGCGCCTCTACCGGGGCCATCTCGACCGCGCCACCTTCGATGACTGGACGCAGGAGTTACTCGCCGAGTGCTGGTACAGACGCCATGCCACGACGCACGGTGGCAATCCTGTCGGCTACTTCATGGTCATGATTCGCGGCAAGGTGCGGCAGTGGCTCAAGGCCCGGGCCAAAGAGGAGGAACGACTGACGTACGAGTATGACCTGACAACCGTCGCAGCCTAACCACCCAAGGAGACCCACATGAGTACCCGAGGAGTCATTGCTGTTGCACAATCTGATGGCTGGCGTGGGATTTATCACGGGATGGATAGTTACCCGACCTGGCTTGGACCCGAGCTCTGGCGCACCTACCACTGCTACCCGAGCCTGCAACACTTTGTCACCAACGTGATTGACCGCAACCCTGGCGGCTTACGCCACCTGGGCGAGCCGTATGAGGACAGTGGATGCGGCGAGATGACCTACACGCATGACGACGAGACCGAGTTCGCCCTGATGATCGAGTGGGTGTACGTGCTCGGCCGCCGGGTGCTGACGATCTTCACCAACGAGCCGACCGGCGAGGAGCGCCGGCGCGAGAATGACACAGGCCACTGGTGGATGGAGCCCTGCTACCGCTGGGTGGTTGTCTGCCAGGTGCCGCTCGAGGGACCCGAGCCCGACTGGCAGGCCATCGAGGAGGCCGCCGCGACCAGTCCACCCACGCCAGTCGCGCTGGCACTGACACATCGCCTCTAACCACCACGGCCCGGGCTGCTTGAGACAGCACCGGGCCGTCACCATCATGACCGCACAGCAAAGGACAGTATACCATGGCGACCATGAGCATTGCCTATCAGATTATCACCGACCGCATCACGAAGCTGCTGGAAGACGGCGTCTGCGCCTGGACGAAACCGTGGAACAGCCAGGCCGGTCTGCCCCGCAACCTCTTCAGCCAGCGCGCCTACCGTGGCATCAACGTGTGGATGCTCGGCGCGCAGTCGTATAGCTCGCCGTTCTGGGCGACGTTCAACCAGGTCCGACAGGCCGGAGGGAACGTCAAGAAGGGCGAGAAGTCGACGCCGATTGTGTTCTGGAAGAAGTACGAAGGGACCAACGGCGACGGCGAGATCGAGAGCCGCTTTGTCCTCAAGTATTACAATGTGTTCTGTGCCCCGCAGCTTGAGGGCGTGGCCATACCCGCCCTCCCGGAGGAGACGGTCTTCGATCACACACCCCTCGAGCAGTGCGAGAAGGTGGTGACCAACTACCCGCTACGCCCGGCGATCATGCACGGCAGCAGCCAGGCCTTCTACCGCCCGCGCACGGACGAGGTGCACATGCCCGACCTGGCCCGCTTCCCCAAGCGCGAAGCCTACTACGCCACGCTCTTCCATGAGCTGACGCATTCAACCGGGCACACGGACCGCCTGAGCCGCGAGAGCCTGGTGGACGCCGTCGCGTTCGGGACGCCGCGCTATGCCAGGGAGGAGCTCGTTGCCGAGATGGGCGCCGCCTATCTGTGCGGCCACTGCGGCATCGAGAACGACGTGATCGATAACAGCGCGGCGTATCTCAAGGGCTGGCTCGAGTGCCTACGCGGCGATGTGAAACTGCTGGTCACTGCAGCAGGGCAGGCGCAGAAGGCGGTCGATCATATCCTGGGACCGGAGCTCGTGACGCGGGAGCCGGGGCAGGACGACGCCTAACCACCCACACCCGGGGGCGCAGCGCTCCCCCGTAAGGAGACAACCATGCACAGCACCACCGAGAAACGCTACTACACCATCGGCGACCTGATCGCCTACGCCCATGGCCGCAGCCAGGGCTACCCGGCGTGGACAACGGAGCACCTCACCTACCGTCGTGCCATAACCATGCTCCAGTGCCTCGCCGAAACCATGGAAGCGGAGCGCCTGGCTGAGGAGCAGGCATACGCCGAGGAGGCGGGCTACGAAGTGATGATGCGCCCCTGCATCCACTGCCACACCCCCCTGGCGGACACCTTCCCCTATGCCCTGTGTACCCCCTGTCAGGAGACGGGCTCCTGCGTGCACGGCAACCGCTACAAGGACGGTTGTAGTGCCTGCGATGCTGACAGTGACTTTCTCTATGACGCCCGGCGCGAGAATCGCTAACCACCCACACCGGGGCCGCACGGCCCCACAAGGAGACCGTATGTCCTGTTGTTGTACCAACGACGGCGAGGGACACCGCTGCACCCACGCCTGGAGTCTCATTATCCTGGCCCGGTCTGCGAAGCTGGCCCGCAACAAGCCCCAGCTTGACGAGGCCCGCGCCGACTATACCACCCATCTCTTCACGGCTGGCGTCATCCGGTACGGCACCTCCGCCTGGCCGGACACCTGCACCGAGACCATGGCCAACGACCCGCGCTGCTCGCAGTGCAAGGAGACCCGCTGATGGCACAACCCCCGCACTGGACTGTTACCTCTACCACCGTGAGCAGTCGAGGCACGATGATCACCATGACACACCGCGCCCCCACCCGTGCCAAAGCGTACCGCCTGGCAGCGACCCTGCTGACCACGGACACGCACCGCGCGGGCGGCCTCACACTCACCATTACCAAGGAGGTACCCACCCCATGACCACCTTGCTCTACGTCCAATGCTCCGGCTGTCGCACCATCTACCATCCCGGCTTTGTCGCCGCGCCGTGTGAGTGCGAGACCCCCGCAGCGCAGTACGTGCCGTGGGACCCGGGTCTCGACACCAGTCCCCTGAACCTGCCCGACATCGTGATCGGACTCCTCGATGAGATCGAGAACGCCGGGCTGCATGTCGACAAAACAGACGGCTCGATGTGGAGCGCCTATCTGGACGCGCTCTGCTACCTCGCCCGCACCAGTACGGTAGGGCGCTACTTCTGGCAGGAGGAATAACCGATGTCGATAGACCTGCAGTTCGATGGCACGACCGAGGCGCGCGGCCGGAACGGCTGGTTCCAGCTGCGCGAGGGCCTGATCAACGCGTACCCCGGCGTGCCGGAAGTCTACGTGAACCTGTACTCCAAGAGCCACAGCAAGACGGCGCCGATCTTCCTGTGCTTCCACACCCCCGAGGAACTGCGCACGCTCATCTGTGGGCTGGCGAAAGCGCTGGCGCAGATGACCACGATAGCAGAGGAGACCACCGATGGAATATAGCAAACCAGTCGTCACGCTTGAGCACGACGGGAAGGTATGGCGCATCGTCGTGCATCACAGCGCCAACTGGATTGAACGCAGCGGTCCCTTTGAGAGCGAGGACAGTGCACGAGCAGTCGCCCTCTCGCTAGCCAAGGCGCTGGCGCAGATGACCACGAAGGAGGACGACTGATGCCGTACGATCTGTTTCTCACCGACCAGGACGGCAACTCCCTCCATACCGAGTGGGAGTTCGCTGGCACCTACACCAAGCTCTGGCACGCCGTCTGTGACAAGGACCGTTTCGGGGAGGAGCGTCCCGAGCTCCGGCGCTGGACCCTGTTCTCCATCCGACGCACCACCGGCCACACCGGGCAGGTGCATAGCGAGGGGGACTATCCCCAGAAGGAGGAAGCATGAAGTATTACATCCAGGTCAAACGTGTCGAGATCAAGTACGGCTGGCTGGAAGTCGAGGCCGCGAGTGCGCAGGCAGCCCGCCGCAAGTTCTGGCGCATCCAGAAGGGCGAGACGTATGAACCCAACGATATTGATTGGGTCGGCGGAGACTACAAAAACCCACGCATTCTCAAGATTGAAGCGAGCAAGGAGGACGCATGACCGTACAGGAGATCAACGCCGCCATCCGGCGTGACAAACCTGTCATCGCCATCTGGACCTTTGGCGACATCCCACATCAGACCCGTATCATCCGTGCCCGCACCCGTGCAGGCATTACCCAGGTGAAGCCTATCGGTGAATACCGCTGGGCCACCCTCATTTCCAACGCTGTATGGATCGCATAAGGAGACCACCCATGGAGCATGACCTCGCCGGCCTCGAGGCCGCCCTCACCAGGCAAGCCCCCCTGGAGAGTGCCCTGGCGGAACTGTGCCTGTTCAGGAACCGCTACACGCAGGAGCTGACGCCCACGCAACAGGAGTTCCTCACGCAGGCCATCCACTGCACGGCCGTGCTACTGAACGATATGTTGGGAGGAATCGACTGATGCCCAAGTTTAGTATCCGCTTCTATCACGAGTACGTGGACGAGTACCACGTCACAGCTCCCGACATCGAGGCGGCTGAGGCCCTCGCCGATGCCTACACCAAGGATACGGAGATGATCGAGAAGGTAGCTGACCGTGAGTATGCCGACTACGTGAGTGCCTATGGCTGCGAACTCAACGAGGACGGCAGCTACGGCGACAGTGACGAACTCTAGAAGGAGAGCCCCATGCCGAATAAGAAGACGGAAATCTGCGCCTGCTGTCAGTGCACCATCGACAAGGATACCGATGACTACGTGTGCTACAACGGGCTGTTTGTCTGTGGCCCATGCGATGAGGAAGAGCCCCATGCCGAATGAGAATTGCTTACAAGGCTTACAATGCCCCAAGTGCCAGAGCGAGGAACCGTTCCGGATCGAGGTCTGTACCCTCGTGCTCATGTATGACGATGGCTCCGACTACGACAAGCGAGGCGGAGAGATCAACTACAATGACACGTCCTACTGCGAGTGCTACGAGTGTGCCCACCATGCCACCGTCACGGACTTTCGTCTCAAGGAGAAGGCCCCCACGATACCTGCGCCCCTGCGCCCCGAAGGCTACGTGGCCGCGGGCGGCGGCGTCTGCCCCCACTGTCGCGGGACCGACACCCAGGCAGAGATGGATTGGAACTGTGCCACCGGCCGCGAGCTGGTGCAGCACGCGCACTGCCTGGACTGCGGCGCCGCCTGGGATGAGGTGTACACCCTCACAGGCTATACTGGACTGACGATCCCCACTCCGGACGAAGGGACGAGCGAACCCTTGCACTGAGAAGGACGAAGCCCATGGCCAATTACGAAGCACGCGCCACCCTCGACAATGGTCTGATTGCCTCAGCAAAGTTTGATGACTACGACACCATGTGTCGCTGGCTTGCGGAGAACAGCGTGGCCGGTATCGAGGCGTATGACCTCGACGCTGGCGCACCAGTCGATCAGCACCAGTTACAGGATGACGTCGCCCACTATCACCCTTGACATGCTCCCCTCCCCTCCCGTGCCGCCAGCAATGCCGTAACCAGCGACACGGTCTACGGAATGCGTCCCGCTGGCGACGAGCCAGCGGGACCACCATACTACCACACAAGGAGTTGCCCGTGAACATCCCCCGTGACGATCACCGTGACGCCCAGCACTGGGCGGAAGCCGACCGCGCGCAGGACCGCCAGCGCGCGCAGGAGCTGCGCTGGGCGGCGACCGTGTACCGCCAGTTCTACGCCGGCGAAGAGGGCCGCCTGGGCCGTGGCCTGGAGATCGCCCTGAACGAAGGCGTCACGTTCCACGGCCACCAGGCGCGCGTGCGGAGCTCGAGCGATCCCGAGGTGGCGTACCAGGTACAGGAGACGCACTGCGACTGCCCGGATTTTGGCCGCGCCCCCGGCGGCCGCTGTAAGCACCGCTGGGCCGTCTTTCTCACGCGTGTGGCCGCGGCCCGGCTGGCCCTCGCCGATCACCCGGTGGCCTCGTGACTTCCGATAACCTTCCTTATGTCAACTTGAGTCCACCCTGAACTAGCTGGATTTGCTGGGGCTGCGCCTTCGTAGGGCGAACAGCCCCAGAGTTTGTACCCTGCAAAGTCCCATAGGGGGACAAGTTATCGGCACTCCCCCTGCCGAACCCAGACCTTGATCTCGGCCAGTGCCGTCTGCAGCATCGCCTTGAGCTCCTCGAGGCCCCGCGCCACTTCCGCCTGCACCATGGCCGTGAGGTCCTCGCGCGTAATGGCGCAGTAGTGCCCCTCGATATTTTGAATCACGGTATGATCGCCCGTCGCATTGTTCGTCACGACATGCGGCGGCGGCGCGTCACCCACTAGATCGGAGAGCGACACCCCCAACTGAATCGCCAGGTCCTGGGCCTTCTCCAGCGACGGCGACTTGAGGCCATCCTCGATTTGCGAAATCATCGCCGCTTGCGCGTAGCCCACCAGACCCGCCAGATACTCCTGGGTCCACTCATGGCGCTCGCGGTACATGCGCACGTTGCGACCAATCCGTTTCATGCGTGCTCCTATGCTGAACCTCCTTTCTGAGGATGCAGCTCTGCTGCGTGCTGTGACAGTTAATAGAGGCTTAACCAAGAGTCAGTGCCAATCGCTTGATGATAAGGAGGTTACACTATGAGTGTATCATGTAACTATAACCAATGGGAAGAAAATTTCACTGGTAGCAAAAAATCAGCTTGCAGACCTTGGTTAAACGTGGCATAACAGCTCTTCACTAAAAGCATTCTGCCCTCGCACCAGCTCGAGGTGAATATGATCCCGGAGAGACTGATACTTCTTCGTGAGGCTCATGAATTGAGCCAGCGCGCCCTGGCGGAGGAGCTCGGCGTGTCCTCGGCGTACATCTCCCAGGTCGAGGCGGGCAAAAAAGAGGCGTCCAACCGCTTACTCACCAAGCTCTCCTGCTATTTCCGCCTGGAGAAGCGCATTCTCTTTGAGCCACTCCACGGCACCTGGATCCCCGAAGGCCCCCCACGCTGTACGCGGAGGGTGTCATGACCACCTGCACCATCTGCGGCGCCGCCGTCGCGCTGCACGCCACCCAGGATGATTCGAGCGCCCTCTGCCAGGGCTGCCTGCCCAATCTGATTGACTCCATTGACCAGCGCGGCCGCCGGCATGCGCCGCATGTCTGCGACAGTCTGGTGCAACGCCTGCTCACCGAGCACGCGGCGGAGCTCCGCCTCGTGCGTGGCAACTAGGAGAGCCCTATGTGTGCCGACACGCACCCGCTTGATCTCGCCTACTCGCCCACCGTCGCCATGGGGGGCACGCATGTCTACATCGTCTGCGGGTGGCAAGGATGCCCACGGCGCCGCAGGATTCCGCGCGAGGAGTGGACCGTCGAGGCCGCCAGGCGGGCGCAGCGGGACCCTGAGCCCCCCCTGCCGTTGATGGTCCCGCTACGCGTGGACTAAAACGGCTGTGTCGGATCATCGCCGTAGACCGGACGCGTGATCCGCACGTAGAAACGCGAGGTCCGGACGTACCCCACGATCCACCCGACGACGAAGCAGAGGAGGCCACTCCCCACGGTGATCACCATACAACGCATACCCGTTCACTTTCATGGAAGGATGACCATGCGACGTGCACTGCTGCTGCTGCTCTGTGTCCTCACACCCCTGCCCGGCTGGGCCGGGACCTTCTTTGTACGCCAGGATGGCGACAATACCAAATGCTCCGGCACCGCCCCGGCCGCCACGCAGCGCGGGCCGTGCGCCTGGCGGACCCTGCAACATGCGGTCCTCAAGGCCCGCCCTGGCGATACCATTACGCTCGGGGCCGGGCGCTTTGTCGAGCGTCTGACGCTGCGCCGCGGTGGCACGCTCGGGAAGCCGCTCGTCGTCCAAGGCACGCGCAGCAAAGACGGCGGCTATGAGACCGTCCTCGATGGTTCTACGGCGGTGAGTGCCGAGTGGCAGGCGGTCGGGGATGGCAGCTACAAGGCGCAACTCGGGTATACGCCCTACTCGATGACGAGTAAAGGGCTCGCCATCTGGCGTGTGGGCAACCACGCCTGGGAGGAAGGACCGCGCGCGCCTGGGGTGTTTGGCATTCCCCCCGATGAGGACGCCAGCACCGCGCTGGGTCCGGTGAAATTCTGGGACGGCATCAGTGCCCTGTTCGGGGTGAATGGTGGCTGGACGCACCTGCGCTTCCGCAATAAGGAGCACCCAAAAGACATGCAGGTGCGGGCCGCGCCAGCCGGGGCGGTGGTGACCATCAGCACCAACAACGTGACGATCGAGGGCGTGAAAATTGTCGGGGGGCAGTACGCCGTGAAAGTCACCGCCGGCGCGCAGAATGCCGTCATCCAGGACAACTACCTGAGCCACGGCAAGCACCGCATTGTGGTGGAAGGCAATGCGTCTGGCACGGTGATCCAGCGCAACCTCCTGACGTATGATGGCATCGGCTTTGCCGACCCGAATCTGCCAGCCGGGGACTGGTCAAGCGTATCGAATGCCCGCAAAGTCAATCGGCACAGGTACGATGAAAACAAGTTCTTGATTGGCGACACCGAGACGGATGACTCGCAGATTGAACTCATCCATGACAACGGGACCAAAATCTTCCAGAACGTGCTCAGAGACTCGAACGCCGGGATTACGTTCCACGGCACCACGCATGACGCGGAAATCGCGGGGAATCAGATTTATCGGCACGCCGATAATTGTGTCTACATCAATTCCGATTTCTCCAGCGTGCAGTTCCATCACAATCTGGTCTACGACTGCGACCACCTGATGCGCTTCCAGAGCACCCAGAACAACCTGCAGTGGGCCGTGTACGCCAATAGTTTTTGGCAACCAGAGGGCACCGGCAAACATCTCTTTTTCAACCCGCCCTCCTGGCAACCAGGGGATTCGACCGTCGCCGTGTACCAGAACAGCCATGCCGGCACCGGCTGGGCGGTGGACGTGGGCAGTGACGGCGAGCATGTCGAACTCCCCTTTGTGTTTGTCGAAAACATCCTCAACTCGGTTGACGACCTGTCGAGTTGGGGCGACGTGCGCTGGGGGAGCAAGAAAAATATCTACCGGGACACCCTGTGGTACAAGAAGCCGCTCCCTGACTTCACACTCCCCTCGGGCAGTGGTGCGGTGAATAGCGCGCCAGCGCTGAGTGCGCCAGGCATGACCCAGGCGTACTACGTGGACAATCAGCCTGATCACGGCAGTACGCAGGCGGGGCAGGGCATTGTGCCGCCTGAGCCGCCGCAGCCGCCAGCGACCGATAC